CAAATTTTATGCATATAATGCCAGGAATTGATGATAGCAGGATGCACTCCCAGAAGTTTGTATAACTCCATTTCAACGTCGATAATACAATCGTCAGTCTGCCTGTCTTGTTTAGTTAGATCATTCTCAAAGAAATATCTCACATCTGATTCCATTCTAACTCTAGCACTCACTTCGTCTGGTCGTAATCCGTCAGTATAAATGACTTCTCTTCTCAATAACTCTTTCAGTCTTGATTTAGCTTTCACAAATAATTTGCTGTACAATGCGCAGACGGCCTTTCTTTGCCACACAATGATTCTGGCTTGTTGTTTTTGCCATAAATCAATAGGTTGATCTTTTAGTAGAGATTCTAACTTCAGATGTACATTTACATCATTAATTGGTTTATTTAATAATTCTACTGATAGTAATTCAATAACTTCTTTTAACACTTTGGGCACATCTTTGCATTCCTCAATCCATTCTTTAATATCATTCGGCTCAAAGATTAGTAAATCACTTTGATATGCAGTTACTACATCTTTCCAATTATTTGAAAAATAAGCACGACTCAGTTTGTGAATCTCATCATGTTTGTTTGGTCTGATCTTTCTAATGAATTGCACTGATTTCATCCTTCCAGTAATAGATCTCGTCTCTTCAAAGCACACCTTCGTTAATACCGGTCGGGATCGTAATGGGTAAGCTGTTAAAACTGCTTTTTCTACTTGGATTACTCTTTGTGGATGTTCTCGTGATTTGATTAAACTTTTATTACTAGGGGCGTAATTGTTCAACCAATCAGTCAGATCTGTATTATCCCATAACAGCAGAGTTTTCAGATCCGGCATGTCGTGTAATGGTTCTAAAATAGATCCACTTGAAAAATCAGCGAGTGGTGGGAGGAAAGCCTCAAATTCTAAATCTAGCAATGTGTCACTAGGAGTTGGATTGGTAATCCATTGCAATGTGTTGTGCGATTTGACTAGATTTAATTCCATCAAAGCAATGACATCATCGACTGTGTTGAATTTATTGTCATATTCCTTAGGAGTGTTAATTGGCTTTGGATTCCAAATGTCGGTACCTGAACTTTCATTCCACATGACACGCTCCCCATCTTTAGGTGTCCAATTCCTCCCTTTTAAAAAAAAC